CCTCTTTGTAACACTTTTTGGTAGGTAGTAAGGTAGAACTATCTTTAACGATTTTAAAACGATTAAATCGGTAATCACGTTTGGAAATCTTCTTCTTAATCTCAAATTCAGAGATAGCAGCTATATATTGTTGAGTCTTAGTTATTTTAACTTTCTCTTCAATAGCTGGGTTCTTAAAACCAAGACCACCAAGATTAACATCTACAAAAAGATTGTAATTGTGAACACCGTCAAAAGTGTGCTTCTTTAATATATCCCGGAAATAAAATTTAAATCGGGCGTCAGATCTAACAGGATCAGGAGATTTCTCTATTAACTCATTATAAAGAGAATTAAGAGGTTGCTCAGATCTTGAGGAAGTACTACCTCCTTTCTTAGATTGACCGGTTATAAGACCACAATTGACAAAATGCATACGTTTAAAAGTACGATTACCGTACGAATAAACGAAACATTCTGAATTAACTGTTAAAACATTAGTATGAACGTAATTCTTTCCTACTGATAGCAAAAAGCCTACATTGGCAACATTCTCCCTCCATATAGTATAGAGGCCGTCATTCGACGGAAACAGGATATCATCTCCATTGATAAGGACAGGTAAATCTTCAAAATTTACACGTTTCCCTAGATAAGTTTCTAGTGACATGTGGTAACAAATCATGTTACACATGCAGAGAATAGGAAAGGATAAGGGAGAACCCATAAGCTGTCCATTCTGCTGTCGTGTTTTTCCGATGCCTGTCATCTCGGGATATTCGATATCATGTTCGTACAAGACACTACGTAAAAGAACTTTAAGTTCTTCTCCGTAATTAGTCCTAGATAATAAAGATTCAAAACAGATTTTTGTGTAATTGATATCTAAGTTATCTGTGGCAGCAGAATAATCGCCACTCACAAAATTACTAAACTTAAAACCAATCAAATCTGATTTCTGAACCAGATCATCAAGCATATAGATCTGAAGCTTTTCACCAATGAGTTGAAAGCATTTGTAACGACGTAGATAATCCCACATCGCCTTCTGAAAGAACTTTGAGATCCAATAAGGAATAACCTCACCCTTTGTTA